TCTGAAATATCTAAATTATTTTCTGAAATATCTAAATTATTTTCTGAAATATCTAAATTATTTTCTGAAATATCTAAATTATTTTCTGAAATATCTAAATTATTTTCTGAAATATCTAAATTATTTTCTGAAATATCTAAATTATTTTTGTTATCCATTATTTTTTTCTAGATAATCCTAATGGTTAAAGCGGATAAATTAATTAAAGAACAAAAAGAAAGGGATGAAAGAAAAAAAATAACATTTGATAAGGTTTTTTTAAAAATAGAAAAAAAAATAATATTAGCAAGTGCTGCTAATTATTATTTTTGTTGGTATTCTATTCCAGAATTTATAGTTGGACTTCCTATGTATTCATTAAAAGAATGTAAAGAATATATTGAAATTAAATTAAAAAAGAATGGATTTAAAACAGAATTTTTTGAACCTAATATTGTTTTAGTAACTTGGTTCCCAGAAGAAGGATTTAAAGATAAAATAAAAAATCATTAAAAATTATTTTTTTTCATTTTTAGTAACAGAATTAACTAAATTAAAAAATAGCATTATACAAATACCAATTAAAATTAGAACAATAATATCTTTATTTGTATCTAGTATATTTGAAAAATTTTCTAAAATTTTTGGTCTATATTTATTTCGAACAAGTCTTTGACAATGTTTGCATTTATTTAAATGTGAAAAAAAATCATTACAATTATTAATATTTTTAAAATGATTTTTAGGAATTTTATTAGATGAAAATTTTTCTAAAGTTTTTTTAGGATTATCAGAAATGGTATATCTACTATTATAATTTTGATATTGATTAGTGATATACTCATTCTGCCCCCAAGCATCTTGTATGGAACAATAATTCATAGTTTATAATACTATTGTTATATTCTAGATTTAAATTATTATTTAAATAAAAAAAATCTAAATTTATTTAATGAACTTAGATTTTTTAGAAAATAAATATTTCTTAGCAATATTTTCTATTTTAAGTGGTTTATATGCTGCACAAATAAGACCGACTCTTCCTAATTTTATAATGGATTTATTTCAAAATCCTTGCTTTAGAGTAGTTGTATTATTTTTAGTAGTTCTTAGAAGCTATAAAGACCCTCAATTTTCTTTAATTATTGCAATTTCTTTCGTAATAATTATGAATATAGTTAATGAACAATTATTTAAAGATACTTTTGCAAATATAAATATTCAAGAAAGTGCTAATGAAACATTATGTAGTGATATTAATTTAAATAAACAAATAATTATTAAATGTATTAATGATATAGATAATTATACATCTAATCCAGAAGATAAAAGAAAAAATTTAAAAAAATTAAATTGTATGAATGTTAACAATTCTAATATAATAAGAGGAGACACATGTAAAAATGTTCAAATTTATCCAAGAGAAATTCCAACAAATGTTAATTGTATAGAAAAATATAAATTACAACCAACCTATGAAATAGGAACTATAAATGATGATTGCTCAAATGTATTTTAAATTTTTGTAGTGCGTTAATTTAAAGAAAAGATATTTATATTATAATATAATATATGTCTAATTCAGAAACATCAGATATTAACATAGATATTATTGATAATAAAGGTAAAATTAATACTAAATCTGAAACAAAAAAAAGTTCTGATACTGATTATTATATGAATTTAATGGCTAATCCAAATAAAACAGTTTTAGAAAAACAAGAAGTATCATCTGAATCAGAACTAATAAATTCAGATTCATCTGCTTCAAAGAAATCATCATCAGTAAGAAGTTCTTCAAGTAATTCTTCTAAAAGTTCTTCTAAAAGCAAAAAATCAAATTTAAGCCCTAGTAAATCTGACCAGATTAATAATAATTTACCAAAATTTAATGAATATTCTGTTCCAAATTCTGTAAATATTCAATTAACACAACAAGAAATAAGAATAAAGAAAATAGAATTATTAAGAAAATTATCTGAAATTAAAACAAAAGGTTTTGGTTTAACTAAAGAATATGATTTTAATTCTTCAGTTGAAGAAATGGAATATGAATATGCTTTACTTAAAAGTTTTGTAGATAAAAGAAATAGCGTAAAAGTATTTAAATCTGGTTTATTACAAGCTGTATCAGTAATTGAATTTTTAAATGATAAATATGATCCTTTTGATTTTCATTTACAAGGTTGGGGAGAACATATGTCTGTTGAAGTTGATTCTTATGATGATGTTTTAGAAGAACTATATGAAAAATATAAAGGCTCCGGAAAAGGAATGCCTCCTGAAGTTAAATTATTATTATTATTAACAGCTTCTGCAGGTGCATTTCATTTTTCTAAAACACAAACAAGTATTCCAGGTTTAGAACAAACATTAAGTAGAAATCCAGAATTAGTAAGTAAATTACTTAATCCAAAAAAACCACAATCTCAATTTATGAGTGCTCAAGAACTTAATATTCAAAAACAACGTGAATTATTACAACAAAGAGAAAGAGAATTAAAACAACAAAATAATGTATCTTTTATGACTACACCCTCAATACCAGACCCTAGAAAAAATATATTAGAACCACAAGCTTCTAATGAAAGTAGTAATAAAATAAATCAATCAAAAGTTGTAGAAATTAAATCTTCACCAAATGTTCAAGAAATTTTAAATAGAATTAAACAATCACAAGCAAATATAGGAACTACTGATACACAAGATGAAACATCATCTAATAATGATAGAATTGTTTCTGATGCTAATATTTCTGAATCAAAAAAAGGACGTAAATCAAAAACACTTCCTTCTATTTATATTTCAACAAAAGAATAAAAACTATTCTTTAAAACTATATATATATAATTTTAAAGAAAAAAAAAGATTATTTTAATAGATGTCTGAAAAAATAATACAATTAAAAAAACGCGGTCGTAAACCAAAAAATAAATTAATTGAGAATAATATTAAAGATTCTCCTATTAATTCAGAACAAGAAGCAATAATTGTTCATTTACCAATATCACTTGATGATGTTGTAAATATTGAAAGTACCTATTGTGATGATGTTAAAACAGAAGAAAATAATATTTTTATTAAATCAGAATCTGATTTTACAAATATAAAATTTAAAGAAGAAATTAATATTAAATCAAAAAAACAAGAAGAAAATGAAGATAAACTAATTGAAAAAATTAATCAAAAAATATTAGAAACAGAAAAATTTTTTATGTTAGGAAAAAATTTAAATAAAGTTAATGTTCATAATATTCAATTTAAACAAAATACTAAATGTTTATGGTGTAAACATACTTTTACTACACCTCCAGTAGAAATGCCAGAAGATTATTATAATAATACATTTTATTGTTATGGTCATTATTGTTCTTGGAATTGTATGATGGCATATAATATTGATTTAAATGATACTGCAACTTGGAAAAGGGGGTCATTAATTAATTTAATGTTTTATAAAACATATGGTATTTTTAAAGAAATTATACCAGCTCCATCTTGGTTAATGTTAGAAGATTTTGGAGGTTTTTTATCTATTAAAGATTTTAGAAATTTATTTATTGTAAATAATAAAGACTATTTAGTTTTACATCCACCAATGATAACCAGACAGTTACAAATTGAAGAATCTTATAAAAAATCAGTATCAGGAACTGTAAATAAAATTGAAAATTTACATGAAAATGATTTAATACTTAAAAGAAGTAAACCAGTTGAAGCAACTAAGTTTAATCTTGAAAAAACTATGGGATTACGAAGACAAGTTAAAAAATTTGAAACAAATTAAAAATTGATAATATAAAATTTAATATAAATACATAACTATATTAAATATATATGGCTTTTTTAAACTGTTCATTTTATGAATTACTTAAACCATCTATTGATGAAATAGTTCTTGTTGATTTTAAAACTTATGAAGAAATGAATATTAAAGGAAAACTTGTTGAATATAATAATGATGTTTTTCTTAACTATTCTGATGCAACAAAAAAACGTAGTGTTTCTAGTTGGAAAAAAATTGTTCCACTTAATGTGCCGACAATTGCTAAAGTAGAAAATAATGATTCTAATATAATTCAAGTATCATTATCTTTTTTAAGTGAAAATACAAATAATAAAGAAAATATGGAACAATTTAATAAAAATAATCAATTAATTAAAATCTTTAAAAAACTTTCAATTATTGAAAGTAAAGATATGACAGAACTATGGAAATCAATTATTTATCCAATTGATAAACATCGTCGTGAAGAATATGAAGTAAAAGATGCACCATGTTTATTAGATTATTGTAATAATGAACAAGATTTTATTGAATCTATTTTTAAAGAATCTATATATTATGACATTTATCCAAAATTTATAGAACTTTTAAATAATTTAACAAAAGAAAAATCTTATCGTATTATATCAAAAATCGATATTGTCTCACCTGGTGGTATTCAAAATACAAAAGAAATATTAAATAAAGCAATACAAACTATTAACTTTAATTATTCACTTGTATATGATACAGCACCTACATTTAAGTTTGAATCAAGTTCAATTGAATCATCTGATGATGATCATAAAAGTTTTATTAAATTTTTAGAAACTGAAGGTCAAAAACTTAATCCAAAAACATTTATTCGTTGTAATTCAATAGTTCATGTATAAATATAAAAATTATATAAATATTTATTAGTAAAAAAAATAGAAGATAAATTAAAAGTTATTTATAATATTCCATTAAGAAATAAAGTTAAACTAGGGATACTATATATTTTATTTATGGTAATTTTTAATTAGCTCCTTTAAAATTTATGTAAAAATAATAATATTATATATATATATATATGCCAGTTCAAGATTTATATTATAAAAAATATTTAAAATATAAAAATAAATATTTAGAATTAAAACAATATGGTGGTGGTCCACTTGAAGAAGCTAAAGCTCGTATTGAAGATCGTGTTCGTGAAGATGAAGAGGGTTCCAAACTTATAAATGCTTGTAAAGAATTTTTTGTATGGCCCACATCCAAAGTAGCTATTCAAAGAAAAGAAGATGATGAATATGTGGCTAAAAATGATAAAAGTGTTACAGTTGATTATGAACAACGTGAAATAAACGAATATTTTGATGGTATTGCAATAAATATTGAAAAAGAAAAAAAAAGGCTTGAAGAAACTTACAAAACAATTGCAGAAATGCAGGAGATAGATTCTAAAGTATTAAATGTAACAGGTCCTCCTTTTTACACATATGTAAAAAACATAATTAATATAAATAATTTTAATCCTAATAAATCACACACGGTTAGATTTAAAATAATAAGTACAGGAATCGAAGAATCTTACAAATTTAATAACTATTTAAAAGCGGTTCAATATGTTAGAGATAATTTTGATTCTTTAACAAATTATGAGTCTGTTGATCATACTAAATGGATAATCATTGATGATACTACAAATACAATAATAAATTACGATTTTTACTATAATGAAAGGAATGATGGCAACACAGATACAGATGATTTCTACAAAGTTGAATTTCTACATAAGAAAGATGACTCTGACAGCGATAGGTCTGACAGTGATTAAAAAAGAGCACGTCATAAAATATAAAAAAAGATAAATTATATAAATATTTATTAGTAAAAAATAAAATTTATGTAGTTTTACACCTTAATCCATAGTTTCAATATATTTAATAATAATTTCTTCATTTTCTAATATTGAGTCTAATATTGGTTTATAATGTTCTCTAAACATAGCACGTGAATTATCTTTTTTGAATTCTGATAATGGAAACCATTTAATTTGTTTTTTCTCAAATAATCCATTATTTTTTGTATTAATTTTATCTTTTGTATCAATCTTATCTTGTAAATAGAATTCAGCAAAGTTATTTACATTTCTAAAATATAATGGTAATTTTTTATCATAATTTGTTCTAAAAATATAGCTTGTATATCTATCAAAAGTAATTGATAATATCATATTACAAGTTACCGTTTTTTCAAAATCATTTTTATTTCCTAAAAATCCATTTAATTCTTCAATTCCTTCTCTAATTGCTGTTTTGTATGAATTTTCACCTTTAATAGTACCTCCTCCAAAATCACACCATAAATTATTATGTCTTTCTTGTCCTAATAATAGAAATAGTGTTCCTCTATATAATGCAATTGGTAAAACACCTGCTCCCATAATAATTAATTATATGATATTAGTTTGTAATTATATAAAATAAAATTCAATTTTTATATAAAAAAATATAAGTAAAATATTATGTAATCACTACTCCTTTAATAAACATCTATTTTAATAATCGGTGTAGCATTTTCTTTTTTTTTAGAATTTTTTTTCTTATAATTTTTTTCACTTGGATCAGCTTTAACATTCATTTCAAAATAATAAGCACCTTGTAAAAATGCATCAGCTAAATCATCTTTTTTCTTATAAGAATTAAAATGTTTTAACCATTCAGGTAAATGTTTTAGTAAATCTTGTGTATATTTAACAGCTAAACTTTTAGTTAATTTATAAGCTTTTGATTCATCACTAGCTTTTTCACTTGATTTTAATTTAACAATTTGTTGAGTTTCACCATCAGAAGCTAATTTAATTTTATTTGATGGAGACATAAATTTTACCCGTTTAATATTTGAGTTAGTTCTTTCTTTATCAATAATACCACGAATTGTATAATAGTCATATAATAATGCTGAAATACTTTTCATTCTTGGATTTTTAAATGATGGTTGATTTTCAATAACAACAACATCAGCATTTAATAAATGATTTTTATTTTCAAGAATATTAATTAATTTTAATCTGGTATCATCAAAATCCATTGAACTAACATTTGTTTTTTTTAATGGTTTCATTTTTATATCATTTGTTAATGTTTGATACATTTTTTTAGCATGTACTCCACAAAAAGTATTATTATTTTTATCTTTTATAGTACAGTTTTTATCACAAGTAGATGCTCCTAAAATGAAACAACATCCTCCTATTTTCTTTTCATCTAATTTATTATATAATTCTTCATAAGGTAATGGTTTAGAATTAATTTGTTTAGCATGAATTTTACAATAGTATTTTAATTCAGAACCATCAGTTTGTTGAAGTGTAGCAATTTTATTACAAACTGAACACTTTAATTCATCTCTATCAGTAAGGTCAATAAGTGACCAATCTATAATATCCCATTTATAAACACTTTTTTCATTACCTGACAAATCTATTTCTTTATACTCTTTTTTAGTAAAAAAAGAGTATGCTAAATGGATAATACCAACATCAAAAGATAAAATTTTTTCCATTAATATTTAAAAGTTAATAATATTTTTTTAAACTATTTACAGTTTAAAAAAATTGATAATAATTAATATTAAAATAATTTTCATTTAAATAATGTCAAAATGTGGTAAATTAGAATTAATTATTGGGCCAATGTTTTCTGGAAAATCTACTGAACTTATTTCTAGAATTCGTCGTGCTGAAAGCATAAACAAAAAAATTTTAGTAATTAAACCAATTATTGATAATAGATATAGTAAAAATGAAATTACATCTCATTCACTTGAATCTAAAAAATGTAAAATAACAGAAAAGTTAGAATATATAAATGATAATGATAATATAAGTAATTATGATTTAATTATTATTGATGAAGGACAATTTTTTCCAGATTTAAAAAAATATGTATTGAATTGGGTTGAAGAAAAAAAATTACATGTAATAGTTGCAGGATTAGACGGTGATTCAAAACGTCAACCAATAGGTCAAATTTTAGATTTAATTCCTTATTCAGATAAGTGTAAAAAGATTACATCATTGTGTAAATATTGTAATAATGATACAAAAGCTATTTTTACTTATTGTAAAATCAAATTAGAGCAACAAATTAAAATAGGTGGTATAGAAACATATACGCCCGTATGTAGATATCATTATTTATATAATATGCAAAATAATAACATAAATTAATTATTATTTTTAATAGTATTCATTTTTAAAAAAATTAATTTTCTTTTACCAGTAATTATAATTTTTTTATGTTTAATATGTATTCTTTGATTTTCTTCTTTATCTTTATTATCATTCTTAACTAAATTTAACATATTAATATATTAGAAAAAATTTGATTTAAAAAACTCTTAAAGATTTATTTATATAAATATCTAAATGAACAAAACTAAAACAGATAACAAAAATTTAATTGATGTTGAAAAAATAGAAATTAATAATTTACCAGATGGTGTTAAAGTTGCGACAATGTGTTCATCTTGTGTTCTTGGAGTAAAATTAGAATTAGATAATATTGATAAATATATGGCTTTACATGAAGATGATATTTTAACTATAAAACGTTCTAAAGAAAATATAAGAACATTAATTGAATTAAAAAAACCAACTAAAAGATCATCTAATCCTAAATACAAAGAAATAAGTAATAATTTTTATAATTCAATAACATTAATTGTTAGAGTTACAAATGGTCCAACAAAAAATATTAATCTAGAACCACGTATTAATGTTAAATTATTTAAAAATGGTAGTTTACAAATGTCTGGTTGTAAGAATGTTGAAAATATTAATATTGTATTAGGAAAAATATTAAAAAAATTAACAGCAGTAAAAGGTAAAATAGAAGATAATAAAATTAAAGAAATTACTTTTATTGATGAATTATCTAAAATTGGAATTAATAATTTTAAAATAGATATGATTTATTGTAATTATAAAATACAGTTTGAAATTGATAGAGAAAAATTATATGATTTATTAAAAAAAAAAAAAATAAAATGTATTTATGAACCATGTATTCGTGCTTGTGTAACTATTAAATTTATTTCAACTCAAGATAATATAGATTCTAAAGAAGTTAGTATATTTATTTTTAAGAAAGGTAATATTATTATTACTGGTGCTCGTTCAAAAAAACAAGTATTAGAAGCTTATAATTATATTAATAATATTTTTATTATTCATAAAGATGAAATAATAAAAAAAAGTGATGAAGAAGAAGAAGAAATGATTTTTAAATTATATAATGATGTATTAAAAGATTTAGATTAGTAATCATCTCCTTGAGAAAAAACAACTGGTTTTTTCCCATCAATTAACATTATTGTATGTTCATATTGTGCTGTATATTCATTCTTATTTACATGTAATGGTGGATAACAATGAATCCATTTATTTGCTAAAAATTCTAAATTTTTTTTATAATCAATATCAAATGATTCAACATATCTATCACAAAAAGGTAGTGTTTTAAATGATGAATAAATTTTAGAATAAAAAGAATTTATTTTTGGATCACTAATATTATTATTTAAATAATCTGGATTTATTCTAAATAATGTAGATTTACCAATTTCTGTTGTTTTATTTGCTCCTGTAGAACCAAAGGTTTCAATCGCATAAACACCTTCTTTAAATTTATAATTATATGGTAATCTATTACCTAAATCTTTACCAGGTAAAAACATTCCACCATGTATAATTCCATTTAATATATTATGACCACCTAAATTTTCTATTACTTGAATTTTATGATTTTTACCATCTAAATCAATATCATAAGATTCCATTATTTCTCCTATCCCTCTTGACCAATCGTGTATATCAACATCAACACCTGCCGTTTTTATACCATGCATTGTGGCTTCTTTAACTGCTGTTAATAAATTATCATATTTTTTATTAAAACTAAATGTAAAAGCAGAATCTATAATCCAACCATTAATTTCAACACCATAATCAATCTTAATAACATCTTCTTTATTAATAATTATTTTACTATCAGAAGATGGCGCCCAATGAGCAGCACATTCATTAATAGACATACCACAAGGGAAACCTATACCTTTATTAATTGTATTATATGGTTTTGCTAATTCAATTGTTTCTTTTTCTATTGCTTGTGTTAACTCTAATAAACTAGTGCCTGGTTTTAAAAGAGCTCTAATTTTCCGTCTAACTTCTTTATGAATTAATCCTCCTATTGCTAAAGAGCCTAAAGTATCTTCTTTTGGTGGAATATATTTTGGTAAATTAATTTCATTAAAAATAGGTGAAACACCTCTTAATTCAGGATAAGAGTCTAAAAATGTGCCATTTGCATTAAACATTTTTTTGATGATATATATCATTAACTAGCGGATTATTCTTTAAAGTATTTATAAATATATTATTTGTTCTATAATTACCATAAGTTAATTGTGTTTTTTTATTTTCAAAAGTATTATCATTATATGGTTGTGTGCGAGAAGGCATTACAGATTGATCTAAAGATTTACTAGGTGCAGTTACATAAAATACAGATTGTTTTTTTGAATTCATTTTAATTTTATCTTTATTAATTTGGGGTCCTGCTAAATTAGCACCACCAGCAGATGTACGATTATAAGTTGTAATTTCTCTTCGTTCATCAATACATATATTATCTGTAGCCATATGAGAAGTTTGACTTTCCTTACCTTGTAACCCACCAGTATAATTCTCTAAATGAGTAGTTTCTCTAATAGTAGTTTTTGCTGTATCATTAATATCTTTAATATATCCAGAATAATTATCAGTTCCATGAATATGACCTTGGTAATTATTATTTTCAGTTGTTTGTTTTATAGTTGTTTTAGCACTATCTTTTTCATCTCTAGAATAACCTATCTGAGCTTCAACACCCGTTACATTCATACCTGGAGTTGTATATAAAGTAGTTTGTTTAATGGTAATTTTTGTAGAATCTTTTTCATCTCTAGTATAACCCATTTGTGCTTCTATACTAGTAACATTACTTTTATAATTATTATTTTCTGTAGTTTGTCTAATAGTTGTTTTTGCAATATCATCATAATCTTTAGTATAACCATTAGGTACTATTCCAACAACATTTGTGCCTGGTGTAGTATGTAGAGTTGTTTGTTTAATGGTTACTTTTGCAGAATCTGTAAATTGGTTTGCTCCTATTTTTTCGGTAGGATTTGTAAAACCACCTTTATAAGCTAATGTAGTTTCTTTAGTTGTAGTTTTTGCAGAATCAGTAAATTGATTTGCTCCTATTTTTTCGGTAGGATTTGTAAAACCACCTTTATAAGCTAATGTAGTTTCTTTAGTTGTAGTTTTTGCAGAATCAGTAAATTGATTTGCACCTATTTTTTCAGTAGGATTTGCAAACCCCCCTTTATAAGCTAATGTAGTTTCTTTAGTTGTAGTTTTTGCAGAATCAGTAAATTGATTTGCTCCTATTTTTTCGGTAGGATTTGCAAAACCCCCTTTATAAGATAATGTAGTTTCTTTAGTTGTAGTTTTTGCATTATCAATATATTGAGTTGAACCTACATTATTTTCACCTTTAGCACCAAGAATCATATTATGAGTTGTAGTTTCTCTAATTGTTGTTGGTAAAATCATTTCATTTGAAAATATATAATTAGCTTTTTGTTGCGCTCCTGTAATACCAATATTTGTATTACCATCTATCATTAATTGACGAAGTGTTGTTAAAGGAACAAAATTAGCATCTATTGTATATGAACCACCATTTATATTAGAAAGACCACCAATTTCGGTTGCTTGTAAAGAAGCCCGTTGTGTTTCTCTATTAATATAACTTTCTTTATTTTGCATTACTGGTTTTACATTTACTCCAACTACTGCATGAGTGGGATCATTATATAATTCTTGTTTTTTAGATGGTTCAAATTTAGTTTTATTTTTAGATGGAGCTTCACCCATAGTTGAAGCATATGCACCACCTTTATAATTAGTATCACTATCACCTCTTTGAGTATTAATATCTGTAAATTTACCAGTTTTTCTATCACCTTCCATTTGAGACCGTCCAGATACTAAATCTTCAAAATGAGTTTCTTTAAAATCAGGTACTTTGTATTTAGTAAGATTATAATCAGGAGCTCTATATTCGCCTTTTTTAATAGTTTCGAGAGGTTTATTTTCATAACTTACTTTTTGATTATGTTCACCTCTTAATTCATCAACATTTCTTGGATTTATTCTATAAACAGTACCTAAACCTTGACGATTTTCTCCATCTAAACCAGGTCTAACTTTAACATTATTTTGAAAAGGTACATTACCCATATTATTCTTATTAGAAGCTAAATATCTATCATCTAAATAATCAGTCATCACCGGCATACCATTTACATATGTTAAATCTTTCATAGGTTCAAATAAATGTTTTTTTTCTTGTTTAGGAACCCAATAATCAGAAACACCTGTAAATGCTTCTAATTTTCTTGATGAATGTTCACCATTTGATGTATAATCACGCTTACTAGTATTAGGTGTCATATTATTGTGTGTAAAATTTTCTTTTGATATTAGATTATAATTCAAAGAATCATAAATATTAGAATAACCATTTGTTAAATCTAATCCTCTTTGTAATGAATGATTTACACCTGTAATAGTTATATGTGAATCACTAATAGCTACCGGGTCACCCATATTATCAAAAGTTAATTCATCAAATTGTTTAAAAAATTCTGGTTTATTCTCAATAATAGAATTTTTAAGATTATTAGCTTGTATTTTTTCTATTTTATTCATTTTATCACTTATATTTGTTCCATAAGAATCATCTAATTTTTGTTTTTTATTAATTTTTAAAGATTCTTTAGATTTTGATGTATTGAAGCCAGCTAAAGCTAATCCACCTAATAGTATACTTTCCATATTAAATATATATATATATTATTTTTGATTATAACAAATATGTAAAAATCAAAACTATATCTTTTTATATTAATCAAAATTGTAGTTTCTTATTGTGTGCAAAGTCTATCTAAATCAGATGAAATTGTATAATTATCTAAAAATTCTGGACAATTTAATTTATAATTATCTTTAACAATAATTCTAGAACCTAAACCAATTCTATCATCTTGAATATGACATTGAGGATTAGAAAATAACCAAGGTTGTAATTGATAAGCAGTTAAACTCATAGAACGATAAGATTGAATAGGATTAGTAAATCTAGTATCTTCAGTATTTAACATAGAACTACATACTTTTTTATCAAAAACTTTATTTTTAGAATAATTTAAATTAGTTGCATTTTCATTGCATTCAGAAGCAGGAATATTTCTACTTTGTAAATCAGATTCAATTTGAGTCATTTCACCCCAATTTATTGAACAATTATTTTTTGCAGTAGAAGTATCAGATTTAGAACCAATGGGACCTGTTAAAGAATAACATTGATTATTATTTTCAACATTATCAAAAGATAATCTATATTCACCAATACCAACACTTCTTTTATTATGTAATTTAGTTGCACAATCATCATATCTAAGACGATTAAAAGACATCTACTATATAATAAAGCTTAGATAAATTTTTTAAATTAATTTCTTAAATTAATTTCCACAACAATTATTATTCATTATTTGTTCATTTAAACCATTTGAAGTTGGCATTTTCATATTAGTTGGTGTAATATAATAAATTGAATGACACATTTGAGCAGGAGAATAATCTGCAGTAACGCTAGCATTTTTAGGATTATATTTTTTATCAGGACATTTAGATTCTTGTCTAGTTAAACCAAATAATTCACTTTCAACATTAGTCTTAGAACCAAATTCTAAATTATTTGTGTGAGAACCAACAGGGCATTGTTTGCAGTTTTCATATTTACCTTTAAATAAATAATAATCTAAAGGAGATGTGCTTTCTTCAATTTCTTTAGAATATGCACAATTATCATATTTTAAGCGATTAAAACTCATATATTATAATTTAGAAAAAAAAACTATATTTTTTTATACTTTTATTTTTGATACCCATTGTAAAATTAAGTTACCTAAATAATCATCTTCTATTAGATTAGTTTTAACATAATTATCCCAAACATAAGTTAAAACTATATTTTTTTCTTTTTCATTTATTTGTCGTGATTCTTTTAATAATCGTATAAAAAAAAATTTTAATTCGAGGTGAATATACCAATCAATTGATAAATTAAAATTATAATCAATAAAAGGAATTAAATATACTAATAATAATTCTAATTTATTATTTGGACATTCTAATGAAGATTTTAATGGAAAAACTAATTCATCTCTTATTAATGACAAGTAAGACTCTTTTGATTCTAAACTTAATTTATTTAATAAAGATTGTAAATATTTAAAAAATTCATTATAAGTAATTTCATTAAATCCAATTAATTCATTTTCTTTAAAATAATTAAATAAAAATATTATATCTTTTATATCATCAATAGGTTCATGTAATAAAATTAATTTTATTATTATAGCAATATCCATATAATTTTGTCTTTGTAAATTTTTTTTTTCACCATCTCTAAAAAATAAATGTTTTTTCATATCTGCACCATTTTTAAGTAAAAAGTTAATAATATTTGGGTCTCTTTCAAGACAAGCATATTCTAATAAAGAAAAACCTTCCTTATTAACTATATCTACTGGACATCCTAATTTTAAACAACATTTAATAAATGTTGTATCACCAAATTTTACTGCTTTATGTAAAGGAGTATTTCCAATTTCATCATAAATATGAAAATTTAAATGATGTGATTTAATTTTTTTTAATTCATCTACATTACCAATTTCAATTAAATTAAATAAATTACATTGGGATTCTTGTGACACACCTTTTTCAATTGATTGTTCAACTGTAAGAGTTATCATTTTATTACATTCTGTTTCAGTATCTTTTAATATATCTTTATATTTTTCTTTATCTTCAATCATTGATAAATATTTTAAAGATTGTTTAAAATATTCAAAAGCTTTATTTTTATCTGTATCAAAATGTTTTTTACCAGTTAAATAAGATTTTAAACATTTTTTAATATTATTATTAACTTTATCATCCATTATTAAATAAATAGATTAATATTTAAATTGAAACTCCCTTTGTTCAATCGATTGAGGTGTATTTTTTCTAGTTGACTCACCTCCTCGTGGAATTTGCATAACTAAATTATTAGGATTTTTAAATCTATCATCTATATAATCCCATCTATTTATTAATTCACTTTCTTTATTAACTTTAAAATCTTTTGTTTCTAATCTTGTAAAATTACCAATTCTAATATCATTACTTACAGATAAATTACCAAAACCTTTACCTGGCCCTGTATCATAACCACTAAAATATATTTTTTCATTTAATTCGTTTTGTAATTTATTTTCAATAGGTATTGAATAATTATTTGGATGAATATTTTTTGGTAATTCAATTTGTGTTTTTTGTCTTGTTCCAATACTAGGAGTTATTATATTAGTTTCTTGTTCAATAATATTTGATTTTTTATCATATTGCCAAAATCCTGGAGTATCACAATAATAATTTTTTTTATCTGTATTATAATATCTTTCTTTTTTATTCATTTTTTCTGGATTAAATTTATCTAAATTTTCATCACTATTAAATTGAAAATAACTCATTATATATTATTAGAATTTAATAATATACTAAACTAATATTGTTTATAATATCTTGATTGATGATATCTATTGTCTCTATTTTTATCACAACCAATACCTTCATTTTTACAAGTTCCTGAATTACCATACAACCAATTAGCAAAACCACTTTGATTATTTGTTATTTGTGTCCAAGGCATTGTAAAAAAATTTCTATCTGAAATATTTGTACCCCATAAATCAGCAGGATCTGGAATAATATCTTTTTTAAATTCATTTCTCATTTCATCTTTAACATCATCATATTCACAAGCTGGCTCACGCGTAACATCATCACTAATCATATAATTCATAAAAGGATTGTTTTTAGTAGGTTTAACACACATTGAAACTTTATTTATTTGTTCAAAATTTTCAGAATAACCTAAACAAAATGAAATTATTAATAAAATAATACTAATTGATAACCATTTTAAATTTTGATTAAAAATTATAATTAAAATTAAATAATAAATAGCAAATCTTGCAATAGCATTTATTTTTTGTTCTCTTGATAAACTATTATTTGGAAAAAATTGATACCATTCACTTAATAATATTTGTGGATTATTATACCATAATGTATTCATTAATAAAAGTAAGAAAAATAATTTAAATTAATATTATATAAAGAAAATCTATTTTATTTGTTAATATGAATAAAGATTTTAGATCATGGGTAGAAAAATATCGTCCATTAAATTTAGATGACATTTCTGCACAGACAGAAGTAATACAATCACTCAAAAAAGTTCTAAAAACTAAAAATTTACCACATCTGCTTTTTTTTGGTCCTTCAGGTTGTGGAAAAACATCAACAATATTAGCATTATCTAAAGAATTATTTGGTGAAAAATTATATTATGATAGAGTAATAGAATTAAATGCATCAGATGAAAGAGGAATTAATATTATTAGAGATAAAATAAAAAAATATGCTAAAAAAGCAATTAATCCAAATGAAAATGCACCACCTTGGAAAATTATTATTTTAGATGAAGCAGATAATATGACTTCTGATTCACAATTTGCTTTAAGAAGAATAATGGAAGAATATTCTAAATTAACTAGATTTTGTATAATTTGTAATTATCATAATAAAATTATTGATCCTATTAATTCTAGATGTGCATTATTTAGATTTAAACCAATTAAACAAAATGATATTTTTAATAAATTAAAAGATATATCACAAAAAGAAAACTTAATAATATCAGATGATTTTTTAAATCAAATTATTAAATATAGTAGAGGTGATTTAAGAAAAGGTATAAATTTTTTACAAAAATGTCAAAATCAATATGGTAATATTTTAAAACAAGAAATTTTAAATGAAATTTCTGGAATTATACCAATAGATAAATTTAATGAATTAATAGATGCTATAATTTCTAAAAATTCAAAAATAATTGATAAAGTTATAATGGATTTAGTAAATGCTGGTTATAGTTTAGTAAATCAAATAATTTTTTTTGATAATTATATTAAAAATAGTAATCATGCTTCAAATATTAAATCTTTACTAAGTTTAAAATTAACAGAAATTGATAATAATTTGTTAAAAGGTGGAGATGAATATATAGAATTTATGAGATTAGCGTATGATTTTTCTAAAATTATAAATATCAAATAGTTTTTAATTTAAAGAACCTATTTATAATATTATTAATGGAATATTTACCTTGGGTAGAAAAATATAGACCTAAAAAAATAGAAGAAATTATTAGTCATGACCAAAATATTGAAACAATAAAAAAAATGTTAAAAGGTAATTCTTTACCACATTTACTTTTTCATGGAACTCCTGGAACAGGAAAAACATCTTTAATTTTAGCAATAGCAAATGAATTATATGGAACATCTAAAAATTTAATGATAATGAAATTAGATGCTTCTGATGATAGAGGTATAAATTCAGTAAGAGAAGAAATAAAAGGATTTGCAGAAAAAATAAATATGTTTTGTCAAGGAGTAAAGTTAATTATTTTAGATGAAGCAGATTCAATGACATTTGATGCACAATTTGCACTTAGAAGAATTATTGAAAAATATTCAAAAACTACTAGATTTTGTTTAATTTGTAATTATGAAAATAAAATTATTCCTGCAATTAGACAAAGATGTGCTAAATTTAGATTTAGTCCAATTAATTCAATTCATATTCAAAAAAAAATATCTGAGATTTGTGAAAAAGAAAATCTAAACTATGATACTAATGTAATAGAAACAATTAGTTATTTATCAAGAGGAGATTTAAGAAAAAGTATTAATTTTTTACAATCGTTATCATTACAAACTGATTATATTACTATAGATATTTGTTATAAAATAGCAGGTATACCATCTATATTAGAAGTTAAAGAAATAATAGAAACATTATTAGATTCAAACATTAATTTTGATAAAGCAAATATGAAAATTGACCAATTAATTAAATCTCAAGGATATTCATTATCTATAGTTTTAAAAGAATTAGTAACTTATTTAATAAATAATGAAATAAATAATTTAGAACCAAATAAAATGGCATTATACTTGAGTGAAATGTCAGATTTAGAAAATAGAGTTACAAAATCAACATTTGGTGATATATATATGAGTGGTTTAGTTGGTATATTTAAATCATAATATAAAAAAAATTGATTATTTAATATTTTAATATAAATAATTTAAATTTATTCATAATGTCCTCATCAATTACGCTTGAAGATGCCTTCGCATTAGAAGCAGCAAAAAACGCAACTATTCACCCAGTTATCGCTATAACTCAAAATGGTGACATCACTTTCGGTTCAATGGGTAACACAATTTTAGCTCAATTTCTTGAGTTAGATAAGCTTGTTATTCTTAATACTCCACCTAAAAAGTCAAATCATAAAAAGAATCATAAATATGAACCTGTAATAATTTTAGAAGAACAACAAACAAAAATAGATGCAAAAGTTACTACAATTATCACACATATATCTACAATGATTCTTAAAGAACAAAAATTTTGGTGGGATATAATGTTTCGTTATCTATTTTATGTGCGGAATCTTCGAGGTGAAGGAAAACGTGAACGTTTATTTTTTCATTATCTATATGAAAAAATTTATCATTACTATCCAAAAACATTAATAAATCTAATTATTCAAATTCCTAAATATGGATATTTTGGAGACCTAAATAATATGTGTATCAAGTATTTTGAAAAAGGTGATACAAATATTACAGATGCTATCGTTAATTGCTACATAAAATTTTTAAATGCTGATTCTATTCAATTATTTGGTAAGAATATCGACTCAGTAAGTTATGAAGAATCAAAAAAATTAAATGATAATCTAAAAACAATGACACCTGAAGAACTATATGAATTTAAGAAAGATAAGAATATCAGCCTTGCTGCTAAATGGATTCCGCGTGAAAATAAGAATAATAATAAAATTCGTGAATTAATTATTAATAAACTATACTCAATGCCAGGTAATGAAGAACTTGAAAAAACAAATGTTAAACGTTTTAAAGAGCGCCAAAATTTTTCTTCAATGCGTTTCCGTACACTTATTACCGTCTTTTCTCAGTGTATCGGTGTTGGAGAACAAAATATGTGCACCCAACCTGAAAAATGTGGAGAAATTCAACGAACGTGGGCTGATATTAATTTTAAAAATGCTCCTGCTTCTTTTTCTACTAAATATCGTAAGGCTTTTCTTAATGAAGACCTATCTAAGAAATTAACAAGCGATGAAGTATCCACTGGCAATCGTTCTACAGAACCAGATCGTATTCAATGTCGTAAAAATATTCTTGAAAGCATTATTAAAGGTGCTAATCAAGATATTGCTAAGCTATCTGAAATAGTAATGAAACATGTTAATAATTTAAGTAATCTAACAACAGGAGAACGTATCTTAATTTCTAAACAATGGACTGATTTAGTAGAAAAAATTAAAAATGATATAATTGAAGCTAATTGTGATATTATTCGCGATGGTAACTTTATTGACCCTCAAGATGTAATTCCAATTGTAGATACATCTGGTTCAATGGAAGGTAATAATGTGTTAAGTAAATCAATTGGACTTGGTTTACTTGCAACAGCTATCAGTAATCTACCTGGTTGTATGATTAGTTTTAGTGAGAAACCAACCGTCTACAAAATAGATTTAAAACAAGATATTTTTGAACAATTCAAAACAGTTATAGAATCATCTCATGGTCTTAGCACTAACATTGACAAAACAACCGAAGTACTTCTTAATCTAATGGAAAAAAGTAATACAAAAAAATCTTATACGATACTTATTCTAACGGATGGTGAGTTTGACTCTCCCATTGTCAAATTTGATTTTGATTATAATTCTATTAATACAAAAAATAGTGATTTTTTTCAAAATGTCTACCTAGGACGAATGGAAAAAGCTTTTCAAGAAAAAGGATATAATCTACCTAGAATCATTTTCTGGAATCTTGTTGGAACTTCAAGCAATTACTATGCTACGGAAACCATTAAAGGAGTTCAAACACTAACTGGATTTAGTCAAGGTCAAATGAAACAAGTTTTCACTGGTGAATTAGACACAATTATTGATGAAGAAACTGGTTTAATTCGTATTAATGTTGACCCTGGAACTAGCTTCTTGAAAGTTATCAAAAGTGAAATTTTTGATTCTATCAGTGAAATTGTCAATGATACTAAAGAAAATGTATTCGGAATGGTAATTTAATTTTAATAAGTTAATAATTTATTAACTAAAAAAATTGAAAATTAATTAATTTAATATAATTTAATTTAAATTAAAAGTCTTAAAAATATAAATAAATGAATATTGAAAAAAACTTAGATTGGTATGAGTTAGAAAAAGCAATCAGTAAAGAATTATTTACGTTTCAAAATGATATTATTAATGAAAAAGAATTAGAAGAAAAAAAATATATACAAGATTTACAAAAAAAAATTAATGAAGATGAAGATAAACAAGAATTATATAGATTTCCTTACCGTGCTAAATTAATATCTAAACC